TGCCTGCCCCATTTTTCTACGCGCCTTCGGCTTGTGCTAGCGCACCGCTTGCGCGGTTTGCTCTCGGTTTGTTAACGCTGGCCATGTTGTCATCTTTGTGTTTGTGGTTTGTTTTCGGTATGTCAATTTGTGTGTGTTGTGTGTAAAGCCTAATGCGAAATGCCCCCCGTGCTTTAGCCTCGTAGCACTCCCATATCTTTGACCGTTTGCCTGACTTGTGCTTGCGCACGCGTCATCTACCCTCGTTTCCGAGTGTCACCAACTGCGCTGCAAAACGCTTAGGTCTGTATGCCCGTTATTTAATTTTTTGGTTCAGTTAATTTTAATGCGTCAATTACTTTAGAAATGTCCTGTTTAGTCAGATCGCCTGTTGTATGTATTTCGCGATTTAAAATAGCAGAACAAAATGTTTTTAAATCGTCACCTTTAAGACCTTGCCCATTAGCCAACGCACGCATCATGCCCATCTGCTTAGGTGTTGGATATTCGCGTGGTTTTTCCTCAGGGAACGGCACTTCGACATCACGCAACTGCACAACTGGTGCTATCGGTTGTCGTGATTGTGCGGCCATAACTTCATCACGCGATGCAATAGCCTTGTTTGCCGCAATTCCAGCCATCGCCAACGCACGCCCAATCGCGCTCGTGTAGCCAACTTCTGATTCACTGAACTTTGTATACGGTGTGCGGCCAGGATATATTTCGCACGCCGACGCAATAACAGGAATCGGGTCTTTAGGGTCGCGCCATATAGTGACCGTGCATCTAATAAAACATGATTTGTCAGGCATTTCGACTACTTCACGCGCTGTTTCTTGTATCCGCATTTCAGGCCAACGATCAAACGCAATCTTTAAGCGTGTTGCAACATCAACATAGTTATCCATAAAGTTTTGTGTCATGCCAACACCAACCGTTCCTTCAACGATTTCATGTCATGCAAATCAAATTGTGGAATCCACCAAGATTCGCGTTTACATGCAGGCATCTTGCCATCGCTAGGCGCGCGCCAATATTTATCCAAACGACAATCAACACCATCACGCCAACCATTCAACAACACCGTTTGTTCGCCGATGTCGCAAACAGTAGACACAAATGGCGCTATCTGATTATTGTGCGCGTTCAAAATTAAATGCCCTGCACGGTAAAGCGTGCTTTTTACTTCAATGCCATTAGACAAATCAGGTCGATCTTTTTGGTACTCGCATGGGTATGTGTACGGAACACCAAAATGTTTATGCACCGCCAGTTCTGACATCACACCAATTAATGTTTTGAATGGTGTTTCAGGCGATGCAGTTAGATCGGTGCGCTGCTGGTATTTAATCGCGTTTTCGTCGCGCGCTTTCGCACACGCCCGACATGCAATCATTTCGGCATCTGTTAGTTCAATCAGATATTTGCTAATTGGCACGAAAAACCTGATTTTCTAAACGCTGTATTTCTGACGACTGGTAATTGTTGCGTTCTTGCAAAGATCGAATGTCACGATCACGCGCCGCCAACGCTTCTTTTAAGTCGGTGATGATGCTGCACAAATATCTGATCTCGATGCGTGCCTGGTTGCATGTGTCAATTAAATCTGAATCGTCTAACGCATTTGAATCGTCAATAATGTGCTGTAACGCTCTTAGTGTGCTTCGCGCCGCTAATTCGTGCGGTTCTATTACTGGCACTCTGTTGCCTGTGATTTCGTCTATCACTTGCATTAATGCTTTGAACTGTGGATCAGTTCTTGGGTCGATGTTCTCGGTCATCTTTAGCCTTTCGTTTGTTGGTGACTGACATTATCAGGTAGGTGTACGCAGTTAGGACTGTTGCCAAAAACAAGTGTTTTATAGTGACCATGCGCGCCAGCCTTCGCTGTATCGATAAATTGCTAACGCTGATCGCATGTTGTGTTCTAAATCAAATAGATCGTCACATGTTTTAATTAGACCGTACGCCTGCAAATATCCGTTCGGCCAATACCGCGATGGTTTGCACCAAAACTGATTGATTTGCATGACACCGTTTGAACCGCCGTTTGGATCGTTGGCGTTAAACGCATCAGGTTGGCATCGTGATTCACGATATGCAACAGCGACAACTGTGGCCAGTTCATGTTCAGGGAATCCAACATGTTTTGCCATGTTAAACACCTCGCCACACGCGTCTGGTTGCGTTATAGGCGTTGTTACCAGCGTTGTGGTCGGTAGTGGCGCAGATGGTTCTAGACCCTGCCATACGGTGATTGGCGCTGCCTGCATTTCTTGTTGTGTTGGCGCTGGCGGTTTTGCCAACATAAATATTGATGTGACGCTAACAAATAGCGAAATGGCAAGTTTAGTTATAAGTGTCATTTAGACCTACTTTCTCGGTAGGTCAACCAGCCTAGACAGATTGCGGTGCGGCTTTCGGTGATGGGCCAAAAACTGCGTTAAATGCTTGTTTTACGGCTTCAGGGTCATGCGCTAAGCGTGGTTCTATTTCGACATGCCACCAGTCGCCATTTTCAAATTTGCCAGCCTGCCATGTGCCTCTGTCACATTTCCAACTGCGTGTCAGCGCGTAGTCGATTACTAGTTGTATGCCTAGCGTGTCGGCGTTTTCTAGCAGTTTGTTCATGTATGCCAGCGATATTTTGCGGCCGTCTTGCATGCCGCGTTTTTGTTGTGCTTGCCAACGGTAAGACAAATCGGTTGCAAGACCGCGCGCATGATTACTTGTGACACCTGGTTTGCCTTTTACTTCACGATTCATAAATGTGCCGTTGTTCCACAATGATCCGTTTGAATGTTTGCAACACAATTCGACCCATTTGTTCATGCCAGCCAACGCCGATTTTACGACTGGCTGTTGTGTGACAATGTACGGTTTAGTCATTAGTTGGTTTGTTTTTTATGCCGTTTGATGCGACAAGACCCGACAATGTGCCAGTCAAAAACACGACGATAGTTGACATTAGATCAATGAACGCTGCGTCGTTAGGTGACTGTTCAAGCGGTTGCGATACGAATAACAGGCCCCAAATCATGCCCAACACAATCATGCTAAACACGATTGCTAATAGCACGCCGACAGTTACAACCATGCGTGCGTGTAATTCGTTCGGTGTGTATCTGTATCGGCTCATGGCGTTATTCCACATCGATCAGGCACATTGCAAATCGCGGTGCGTGTGCGCGCTTTTTCTTGTTGTGTGTTGTCGCGTGTTGTTTCGCATGACATTAACAACATTAGTGCTATGGCTGCTCTGATGGTAGCCATGTTTGTGTTGTTTCATTCCAGTAATAGTCGCCGTCAGGTTTTGGCGTTGGTGGTTGCCAATCGTTATTTTCGTCTAATGTCCACGACTCGAATGGTTGTGGTGCAACAAATTCGTCGCGCACATGATCGTAGGTAAAACCTGCGCTTGGAAATTGTTTTCGTATCCGATTGTTATATGAGCATTGCAGCCATTCGCCGCCAAGTAGGTCGTGACAAAATTGTGCGCCGTTCGCTTCGTCGTTGTCATGCACCACAATTACGCGCTGCACGACGCTGTTAAATATTTCTGCAAAGTGTGCCATTAGTAAGTGATGCTTCCGCTTGCCGTAAATGTGTATTTTGTGCCTGACAAAGTTGGTGAACCTGTAGTCGATGCGGCAATGATGCCTGCGTCAATGATGACTACACCGCTACCGCCTGCACCGCCGTCACCGACATTGCTTTCGTTTCTTGCACCGCCACCGCCACCACCCGTGTTCGCTGTACCTGCTGTTGCGTTTGCTTGTTGTTTAGAACCTGCACCGCCACCACCGCTACCACCAGCACCGCCAGCACCGCCAGCCGCTTCACCACAACCGCCGCCACCACCAGCATAAGTTGTGCTTAAATATGTTGAACCTGCACCACCAGCACCACCCTGACCGTTACCTGACCCCAAACTACTACCAGTACCACCGACAGCCGAAGCACCGCCACCGCCTGCGGCATAACCAAATGTGTCTGACGGCGTAGTGCCGCCGTCATTGCCTTGACTTGGTGAAGTGTTTGGCGTATTACCTGCGCCGCCTGTAAATGGCGCATTTTGTGCATTACCGCCACCACCGCTACCACCACTAGAACCAGCAACACCACTCAAACTTGAACCACCACCGCCACCGCCAGCACTAGTCAAAGTAGTAATACCTGTGCCACTAATTTCGCTATTGCTACCGTTCGAGCCGTTGTTACTTCGTGATGTTGCACCTGCACCGCCACCGCCGATAGTAATTGTGTAGGTTGCGCCACCCGTCAAAATAATGTTTGACGCTGTGCGATAACCACCAGCACCACCGCCACCACCGAATTTAGCGCCACCGCCACCACCAGCAACGACAAGATAATTAGCGATAATGTCGGCTGCCGCGCCAACGCCTGCAAAAATTTGCATGACCTATGCCGACAAATTGCCGACAACCACCCAAGTATCGCTAGCAATCTTGGCGCAAGTCGCAACCGAATACTGATCTTTAGTTTTAAGTTTGCTACCACTCGACCTAAGTGTTACGCCTGCACCTGCCGTGATCGTTACCGTGCCAGCGCCAAGTTGCATAATGTTTATTTGCGTACCAATACCATAAGCAACACTTGAATTTGGTGGAATAGTCAACGCAATCGGCGACCCGTTATCACAAGTAACAAGTTTGCCGTCATCAGCCAACACCGTTGTATATGTCGTGCCAGTTTGCGCGTTAATTGCAATCATCGCTGTAGCGACCGCATCTAATTCGGCGGCCGTTAAAACTTGCCCTGAAGTAAAATCTTGTCTAGTTGCCATAATGCCTCACTTTATCCTAGAACATTAGTTGAATCGATGATGCCAAACACCGCGTCATTTAAAATTAGTTCATAGACGATGGTTGTTGGTGCGGTGAAATACATGATTGAATGGCCGTTGCTGACCGTGATGGTGTGTTCTATGCCTTCGACACTTAGTTCCTGCGCTAGTTCTGTTGTTGTGTTACCGCTGGCAAACGATTTTTCTATGGTAATCGTGTCGCCTATGTCGACTACCGCAATTGTGTCGCGTTGTGCTGTTGTTAGTTTGTTTAGGTTTGTGCCGACTGCTGTGTAGCGTGCCTCAGGTTCTGGTGATAGCAGGTAGTTTGCTAGCGCCAGCGCTGCTGTGTCGTTGTGTAACAGCGAATCGGTGATGCTGGTTGTTTGTATAAAATATTTTGCTTGACTTGCTAAATCTTGTGCTATTTCTTGTGTGCCGCCAGCGATGGCGACTGCTGCGCGATTGACGACCTGATCCGCTTCGAATGATATGCCTAAAGAATCAAACGGCAGATTTGTGCCATCGTCGTGAAAGTCTGCTACTGGCTGGCTAAGTGTGTTGCCTATGCGTGGCTGAAATGTTAGGTCGCCATCACGGGACATAAACAATCTGCCTTGTTCGGCGCTGTTGATCCGTGTGCAGTATTCAAGAACATTTGTGCCTTCGTCAACGGTGAACGCTGCTGCGCCGCCAAGCGTTTGTGTGCCTGTAGAAATGTTGCGTTGTGCTATAGGGAAATCAACTTCGGGCAAATCTAAAACTGCTGTCAATCGTGCGCTAGACAATTCCTCTGACACATTAAATTCGTCTAAGAATGTTTGTGCCAGTAAATAGAAATCGTCTGCACAATAAACCGTTACTGTGTCAAGTCCACCTAGCGCAAAGTTGTAGTCAAAATTTACGATGTAACCGTTAAATAAATATTCTTTGACATTGGTTGCCGAATAGCGTGCTAGTCGCACTTTTCGCATTGGTGCTAATCCTGGTTGCGCTGTTGCTGGATCGTAATATGGCGACTGTTGATCGAACGGATTGAAGATTCCGCTGGTGTCCAGCATGTTCAGCACCATTGTGCCTGCGCTAAATTGGTCGCCTTGATCGCGTCTGCCGCGTTTCACGCTGATTGAATTGATGCCTGTTGTTACATCAGCAAAGTTTGTTGTGCCATCAAGAACATAGGTCGTATTATTTAGCAGGCCTTGCACCGCGTCATCAAGTATGAACGCGTCTTGAATAAATCCTGTGTCAATTTCTAGCGTGTAATTGCCAGCGCCAACAATTGCTGTGCCTGCCATTATGCGACCTGAATTTGTGCTGGCCCTGCTGACCTGTTGTATGCCCGAATAGCGTTAACTACTGCCTGCCCGATCTCGGCGCTAGTCGACAAACCGCCCGTCACATTGACGGTGACACCGCCAACACCGCCGCCGCGCCCTAATGGCACAACTGCTTCAGGACCTTTTTCGCCAATCAACGCCAATGTCGGCGATGTAACTATTCCGCCTTCAGCCAACATCGGAATGTTTGGCACACTAAAACCTTTGCCACCGAAACCTGGGACCCAATCAGGGAACTTGAACGCCAGTTTGCCGATGGTGCTGTTCCATAGTTTGGCGATGGCGTTAAAGATTGAACGGTAAATGTTTAGCACGCCTGTTATGTAATCTTTCAAAAAATCTAGGCTGGCTGTAACACCGTTTTTGATAAAACTAAACACCGAGTCGACTACGGTTCGCACGATCTCAAATCGTTTGTAAAGGACAACTAGCGCGGCAACAAACGCGACAATGCCGATAATGACTAGCGCTATCGGATTGGCTGACATAACGAAGTTAAACGCGGCCTGCGCGCCTGTGGCGATCTGTGTGGCGATGGTCCATGCTTTAATAGCGATGTTGGCGATGACGATGGCGGCTGCAAAACCGCCGACAACACCTGAAATGATTAGAAATGCTTTTGTGTTTTCTTGTGCCCATGCCGCCATTGGTTCAAGAATTTCTAACAACTTTTGCAATACAGGCAACAGCGCTGCACCAATTGATTCTTTAGTTTCGTCCATCGCTATTTTCATTCCAGCCATACGGCCTTCAAATGACATCGCTGCAGTTGTCGCAGCACCACCAAACGACACCGCTAACGCATCAGTAATTTCTGCCATGCTTGATTCGGAAGTTATAACGCCTTTTAATGACGGGTCTAATTTTGTTAATGCAGCAGTTGACCCGTTGTATGCCTTACCTAATGCCAGCGTGACCGTTTCCAAGTCTTTGCCAGTCGCCGCGCTAATGTCCAACGCTGTGTTCATCAAATCTTGTGCAGCCTCAACCGATCCAGTCGACCTAACTAGATTCGACATCGCTGGCCTTAACTGGTCATCGGCCACCGCAAACGCACGCGACATGCCCGAAATAAAATCCTCATTGGCGGCGACCGCTTCTTCAGTAGCGCCAGCGCTGCTACGCAACTGTTGTGCTAATAGTTCTTGCGCTTTCTGATCCTCAGCAGCCGACTTAGTTGCCAAACCTAAACCAGTTGCCAAACCACCCAAAACACCGATTGCTGGCAACATCGCTTTTTTTAATGCAAACGCAGATTTTGCACCAGCGCCTTCTAACTGTTTAAATTCAGCCATCGCTTTTGATATGCCTTTGCCATCAAATTCGGTGACGATAGGTATAGATACAGCCATTAGTTCAATTCCTTTCGCACTCGTTCCATCAGTCGATCAATCAATCTTTCAACTTCACCTTCAACTTGTTGTTTGTTTCGTTCCCATGCTGGCCAAACAAATCGCGATGCCGTGCCATATTTAGCGCTTAAACTTTGCACCATCTGACCGCCTTGTCGTGTTGGCACTTTGCCTTTACCTGACATGTCTAACAGCGCCGCACTAGGGCCTGTATAGCGCACAAAGAATGTCGCCAGGTTTGTTGACGCGCCACGATATTCCCTAACTTTTTTGCCCGACACACCCGATGCGACTTTGTTTTGTTTGTCGTTGTACGGAAACATTTGGAAACCTGACGCTGTAGTCCATTTGCGCGCCATGCCTGATAGCGGTGCAGACTTAGGCAATTTTGTTTTAATGTCGTTTGTAACTGGTGCGGTAATCTGTTTGAAGTCTTTTGTCAGATCGCGGCGCGCTTGTTTGTCAATGTTGTTCAATACGCGCAACGCATCTTTTACACCGACAACTGTTGTGCTTGCGCTAATGCTGTCAGCCATTTCGGGCCTTGCGATCTTTGTTAATCAATTCAATGACCGTGTTCATGTCGTCGATCTCAAACGATATTTCAGCAGGCCAAAAACCAGTCGCCACAAGAATCTGCGCTAATCCGTAGCGGTATGAACCGCGCCTACTTTTGGGTCGTTGACCGCCGTTGGCAGACAAGACTTCAACGATTTCAAATAGTCATCAAATATGGCTGGCACAACAACACCTGAAAGTTTTGATGCTTCGTAAGCCAAATATGCTAAATCCTCTTGACCGATTGCGCTGCCAAGTTCTGATGCTTTGCGTTTATATTTGCGTTCCCATAGCACAGTCGTGAATAGTGTTGTCTCGACTGTGACTGGATCGCTTCCATCTAAAAATTGCACTTCTAGTGATAGTTGCATTTGTTGCCTTTCTCGGTCCAGCCTTTATAAGACTGGCTTGTTTTGTTAGTTTTCAGCGGCCAATGCCGCACGATCATGCGCCTACTGATTTAGTTAAAACGCCACCAGTAAATGTCAGCGTGATTGTTGACAATTCGCCAAGTGATGCGTTGATTGGTGTGTGTGATTCAAGATAAGCGCCTGTCAGCGTGTAAATCGGATTTGTGGCCGATGCTGTTCCTGTTGCTGGTGCAAGCACAACATTCGTTGTGATGCCAACCAAACCATAGATTGTGGCTTCAGTTTCTGACCCTGCGTACGATTGATAAAGTTCAACTTCGACGCTGTTGTTTTGCAACGATGTGACTGCTGCGCCACCAAACTTGCGTGCTGTGTCACCAAATGCGGTTGTTTCTAATTGTTCGTAAACATAGTTCAATGTTGCGCTGGTGCATTGGTCGCGCAAATCAACGCTGTTAATGGTCACATTCGGATTTGATAGATAAACGCTGGTTGCCATAATTTATTCCTTTTCGTTTGTGTCTTTAGTTTTAGCAGATTTTTTGATGGTCTGTGTGGATATATGGCCAGCCTCGACTAGCGCTTCAATGTTTACGCCATCTAGATCGTCGCTGGTAACAACATCGCCAGGTTTAAAACCTGCCAACCTTGTTGATGTAACTATGTAATTTGCCATGCTTGTTTCCTATGCCGTTTGCGCTTGAACATTTGCGGTCACTTCGTAACTTGGATATTCAACGCCGCCTATCAGCGTACTAGTCGGTCTGCCATCGGTAACGGCAATATTGGCCGCTAGCACCTTCGACATAATGTTCAATAGCGATCTTTGCGCGTCTAGGTTGGCTGGCCCTAGTGTGATGATTTTGACTGGAAACATCAATTTGACGATGTTGTAGTTCCAAGCATCAAATGATGGCGCGTCTATAAACACACACGGCGGTTGCATATTTCGTGGATCGTTGACAACTGCTGGCATACCTGTAGCCGCCACCAGCGTCGCTGTAAGATCGTCTAGCGCCTCATTAAACAGATCGGTAAATGCAACAGGCATCAGGCCACCTGTGGACGGTCGACACCTAACAGTTGTTTGACCAATGGCGACAGACCGTTGGTTGATCCTGTCGACATGCCATCAAATGATGCGAAGTCTGTTATTGATCCGCGTTGGCGGTACAGCGCGCCGCCATACATAACGGTTGCCAATTTGACATCTTGGCTTGGCACAACTGTCAGCGAATCGGCATATCCGACTTCCTGCCTTCGGCGATAACAGAACGCATTCGAAGCGGCCGCACAAATTGTTAAAAATGTTGTGTCGCCTGCCGTTGCTGTTCCTATGCCGATCCAATCCTCAATGTCCGTTGCTGTTATCCATGTGCATGTCTGCGTGTATGTGACAACACCTGAATAGTCGGCAACAAATTCGACTGCTGTGCCTGTGCAGGCGTACAGCAATTGGTTCGGTACAGCAATATTTGTGTCATATAAAAATTCGCCAGTTTCACCATCAACACCAATGAACTGGTATTGCGGTAACGCTAAAACTGTGAATGTGCCGCTGAATGGTGCTGCTAAACCTGAAACAGTTACTGATTCGCCTAGCGCGATCTCTGACGATTCAAGCGTAGAAATGCACGCATAGTTGTCTAGTAATTGTTTCGTGGCTGTTTTATATGTTGCCATAGGCGGATTGGCCGCCTACGACTAGGCAATCGCGATTGATTGAATGAACGACGATTTTGCGACGAATGTAGCGAAATAGCCGTAGTAACTAAATGTTCGGCCAAGCGTTGCAGGTACTTCTACCGACATCACGCCTTTTTGCTGTTCGTAGATTTCATAGCCTGGTGCGTAAACAACCAGCATTGTGTTGTTTGCAAAGTTGTTGTCAACAACCATGTTCAAACCATAAATATTCTGACTCGAATACTGCAAACCTGATGTGTTGCCAACGCCGTTGAATGTTGTCATTCCGCCGCCGTTGTAGCCAAGTAGTGGTCGCTTGTCGCCGTCCAATTGGCGGCCTAACAATTCCCAAATGTTTGGCGATACACAAATGTGAGTCGGAAAGTAGTTGCTGTCCTCTGCGATTTCGCGCGCTGCATCATAGATCGATGCGATAAGCGATGTCGGGTCGGTGCTGTTGACTGTCCATGTTGAACCTGATGCTGTTGCACCAGTAACAAGGTTGTCGGCTGCGATGTTGTCTGTAGCAATCAAGTATTCGCCAGCCAAGTCATTCAAAATCAAATTCATTGCTGCTGGATCGGTAAAATCCATGTCTTGAACTGACAATGTGACCTGTCCTGCAACAGTTGATTTTGTAACAACATTCGATGCGATAACCATTGTGGTCGCCGATACTGCAGCAAGTTCTGACGATTGTGTTGCCGCGCTGGTGTGCGTGGTGATCGTTGGTCGAATAAAAGTTTTGCTTGGTGTGTTCGGCATCGCGCGCGCACCAAACGCTGTAACAACTGGACGAACAAAGTTCAAGTCTTGAAACAACGGCCCAAGAACTGGAACTGGCAAAAGGCCAGGTGTGTCGGTTGTTGCAATGTCGCCTGCGGCTGCTTGCAACGCTGTCTGATTTTTTGCGGCTGCTGCTTTGCACGCTTCTTGCACTTTGCGGAATGTGTCGCCGCCAATGTGCATCGCTGCCATGTATTCGCCAGGTGTTGGCATTTTAAATTCTTGTTTTGGTTGTGCCCAAAGTTTGTCGACAGTTGATTGTGCTGCTTCAACTACTGGTGCTTCGATTTTGTCGGTCATGTCTGTTTCCTTTGTTGTGTCTTGATCTGATTGTATAGCAGGTTCTGTTGGTGTTTCGTGGATACTCTCGTCGGCTGGTTTGCTGGCCGCAACATGTTCAATGATTGCACCGCTGAAAGCGCCTTGACTGACCAGCGATAATTCGGTCCATTCAGCAGATTCAATAATCATTGTGCCGTCGTCGTCGTAACTGAATTTAATTGGATTTACGCCGACAGATACCGCGTCAATAACGCCGTCATTTGCAAGCGTCAAATATTCATCGCCTAGTCGAGTGGCGCTGATCTTTGCGGTGAACATCATGCCTTCAGCAGTATCTACGCGATCCACCAATTTGCCAATAATTTGGTTGCTGTCATGCTGTCCAAAAAGTTTCGGGTCGCGACCCGTGACTGGTAACGACCCTTGCAAAAATCTTACCCGTGTACCGTCTGAAACTGTGGCTGTTTCGTCGTAGGTAACTGCAACGCCGCTGATTGATCGGCGCGGCAATCCGTCTGCCGCTGCCGCATCAACCGTGATCTGTGAGGGGACTAATTGGATCATGATGGTGATACTACACTTTCCGTTTCGGTTGTTTCGCGCATTTCGTCCATTGAGTATTCGCCTTTCAAATATTGTTCTACATCAAATTCGACATAAGTGCCGTTAGGTAGCACATTGTTTTGGCTGAGTGTGCCAGCGATGCAATCCGCATAGGCGCGAACGCCGAATGTCCACAAATCCATGCGCGATTCGGCTGATGACTGGTAGGAATACGATCCGACGCTGATGCCTGCAAGGTATGGCGGAATGTTGCACAATCGGGCCATTTCCATCGCTTGAAATTCGGCGCTGTCAATTAACAGCATCTTGTCAGGTGATGTCAATGTTTCTGTGTAGGTAACAAATTCGTTTAATGCGGCTGTTTGATTTGTTTCGCGTGCCGCGTTAAACGCTGCCGCTAAATCTGCTAGTTCTTGTGCGCTTAACGGTTCGCCGCCTGTTTGTCGAAGTACGCCAGCAGGAATTGCCGACGATGCGTTTCTGTAGCGTGCCGCTTCAAGTTTTAGCGCTGTTGCGACTGCCTGTTCTGACATGTAAATAATGCCCTGTATAGGTGACAAGAATTGGATCACATCGTCAGGATTTAGTTCAGCGCCTTGAAACATGATTTGTTTTGATGGTGCAAACCAAACTGGTCCTGTTTGATCGAGTGTCTGAATCATTGCAGCAGGTATCCGTGTAAAGGCTGTTGGAAAATTGTCGGCCGTTCTTGCGGTGACATATAAAAACGATCTGCCAAAAAAGAATAAATCGTCCAGTAACCAAGCGAGTGTAAATGAATTAGGCACACTTGGATCGATGCGACGCAACCATGTGCGCGGCGCTAGTGGCACTTTTTCCATTTCGTTGCCGTTCCAAATTTCGGTGTACATCTTTAGATTCATGCAACTGATAACGCTGGCCATTAGATCGCGTGCGCGACTAATCGTTGGCACACTCATCGCACGATTACGCGCAGGGCCTTCAATGTATGAGTAATATTGGCCGATCATTTGCGCGCCACCGTTGTTTACCGTGTTGGTGTAGTAGGCAGCCGATCCAGCAGCAGCCGCTTTTTGTGGTTGTGGCGATATCGCCGCTTTGCTGATTGTGCGATTAAAAATGCCCATGCGCTAAGTATGCCACCAAACTATTTGACCGTTGTGTATAGGCAGCCGCCAATCCGTAACCGAGAAAGTAAGGCATCAACGGCCGCCCGACAAAATACTAGCCACCTGCCACAACAATCATTGGTTTACCTGTTGTAGTTGGTCGCGATGCCAGCGCCGCTGACCACACTAAACAGCGCGCTAATTCGATAGGGCCTGGTGATCGTTGCGACGATAACGCGATGCTGTTTTGTGACCGTACCGCAACTGCACGCTGGACATGTTCAGCCAACATTGTTTCGCCTGTGTGCCACAACAGTTTTTCGTGAATCATTGACCTGATGCGCGGCGTAAATTTTAAGATTTCTGCGTAGCCGACAACGATTCGTCTGCGCTCTAACGCGGTTGGCCAATGAATGTCGATTGATGGCGATATAGCAAATTTGACTGTTGGGTCTTTAGCGATTTGGTTTACTTCGCCAATCATTTGATCGTATGTGTCGGCCACGAATGCGACCGTGACAACTGTGCGACGGTCAGGCAACACAACCGATCTGACACCAAAATAGCGTTCGTCTGTTAGTGATGACTCAATAGCCACAACACCGCCAGCAGGTATCGGATCGGCATATTCCAGTTCGGTCCAAATACCTGGCTGTATCCATGACTTGTCGCTAGCGACCCACAAGTTACAACTGGCGCGTAAGAATGATATGCGGTCAGGATTTTCGGATTCGGCTTCAATCGTTTTCATGTCTAATGTCGTTCCAAGCGCAGGATTCGCATAAGGCCAAGACTGTGGATTCATTGGGGACAAGTCTGGCGGCGGTGACCATTCAGCAAAATAAAGTGTGGACGGTTCGCGCTTGTCAATCTGTCGCAGTCCCTGTTCACGCCAACGCAACATCGCGGTACTCGCTTCTGTGCCAGCCGTAGACCACATAGATAGCAGCGGTGATCGTTGTGCGCGTTGCGCTGGCAACAAACCGCCATCGACTACTTCGCGGTTGATGTCCCAACACTCGTCAGCGACAATCAGGCTGGCTGACATGCCATGACCAACAGAATTGTTTGCGGCCCGAATAAACCAGCGCGACCCGTCAGGCATCGTCACACTATTGCGACCATAACTAGACATCAGTTTGGCGTTAAAACTTTTTTGCAAAATCGGTGCAAGATAGTCATACAACATGACCGCCAAATCCAGGCGATGCGCTGTTGACAAAACAGTTTGCGGTTTATCACGCACACTCGACATAGAAGTCAGCCACCAACCAACCAACGCAGCCAACGCAACCGTTTTACCGTTCTGCCGTGCAGTAGAAACCAAAGAATACCGATGCACCAAATCACCATCATCACCAAACGCCAACTGGCCATCAAGAACGCGCTTCTGCCAATCCATCAAATCCATATTCAGGTACTGGGCAGACCACTCAGCCACTTCAGAACCAAACGAACCAGCGTGATCCGCCACCATCGTTTCCAATCGCGGCTGAGCATGGCCAGTTAGCGCCAATCCTGGCTGGTCGTTTGCGATAGAGAATGA